GAACAGTTCAATGCTAAGGCTATTTCTGAGTATTTAGAGCAGTATAACATTACGATGACGTCAGGTGATAAAACGAACAACATGGATTGGAAGTCGATAGGTGAGTTTACTTTCTTGCGGAATAGGACTGGTACTTTGTTTGGAAGATATGTCCCACTTGCGTGGAATCCTATGGAACAGATTAATTGGATCAGAAAAGGAGAGCATGCTGAAGACCCTGAAGTTGCATGTGAAAACAATTGTAACTCGGCGTTGCGTGCTGTCTTCTTCTATGGTTACGAGGCCTTTGAGAAAGCTAGAAATAGTATTCTCTTTGTGCGTCCTAACTATAATCTGATTAATTTCTTCCCACTCAAGGAGGAATTCATGGAAGTTGGATGTTTAGTTGATACGAGTGGAGCTTTTACTTTTGGCGTTAGTCGAATGCCAGCTAGTACTGTTTTGAAGAAATCTATCGATCCTATTATCGATGTGATTGCTCAACACTCTAGCGCGCTGTTCACAGCCCCATCTGGATTGCCCCCACACTGGAATTTGAAACTTGCCACCGAGGAACAACTCCTCAACGCTATGCGAGGTGTCATTTATGATGATGATCAATTTGGTATACCCAATATACCGATGCTGATCAATAATCTGATGTACTACCGCAAGATTAAAGGAGATCCGATGTTAGGCGCTATTGCCACTGGTCACACACTGTCCATATGGTGTAGTGTACCCGCAAGCCATCAGAATATTCGTAATCTGACGCGCATGTGCGACGCAGTTTTGTCAATGACTTTTGATCTCTACTATGACCACGCAGAGCAGGCAGGCCTCAGATTTCAATTTGAGGAACCCCGCTATGATGAGTGCGATTGGTGCTAAGTTTCAACCGACCCATGATTCTGAATCGTCGTTAAACTTTTGAATCAAGTTTTCTAGATTTACTGATAAATCTGACCCAATAGACAGTCATCTCTTTGTCTTTAACTTAGAGATGGAGTTTGGTTTAACTCTTCTAAAACCTGGTATTGGTCTATACTATGAGAAAGACCCACTTTCGTCTAAGGTGTAAATTAGACAGTTTTCTGAAAGAACTCACACATTATTTTATTTTATTTTTACTGTTAATTTTGGATAAATACAATGGATAAATCTCAACCAACGTTAGATACCCCCGTAGCTGTGCATGATGATAAGCAAGGTGTGATCCTCTCTGAGCAGGAGG